GTCCCTGAATCAGAGCCTCTCGGGTGTTGTACTCGAAAGAGTGCATGGTGTAACCTCTAGCTAGAGAGAAACGAGGTGGGGAATCAAACACGGTCCCCGATCCGTGAGACCTATTATAGCATAGGTCAGGCTGTATTGCAAGCGGAAACCGCTAGAAATGGTCAAGATCTCCAGAATACCCGTAGTCCTCATCCGTCCCCATGCCAGCAGAGGCGAGCGTATCCGCGTCAGCCTCCACATCGGACATCTCGGGGGGCTCATCATCGGACCACTCATCATCGTCAGGATCACCCACACCGAAGATATCATCTTGGCAGGACTGGCACATACCAGAGATTGCGTATTCCTTGCGCGACAAATCATCACGGAAGGAAGCTGCATTGTTGTTCTCGGAGTCGCAGGACACGCAGAAGGATTCGGTGATAGTCTTGACGCGATCCACACCAAAGACGGAGGTGAGCATAGCTTCGATAGGGTTGCTTTTGTTTGTAGGTTCCATGGCGCTATTGTATCATGTTGTGGGGTGGGGGTCAAGAACTATTTTGGACTATTTTCTGTTGTAAGTGATTGTCGTTCCCTAAGTTACGGAGCCTCGCGGCGCGGCCCAATCGGCCAATAGGGGCCGACCTCGGGGGGTTATTTGAACAATTGAGACCCTAACGCCTTTCCACCAGGGGTCAGACCATACACTATCTCACCATGCTCCTCACACCATTCCATATCGACCAGACCCTTATCGACCATGGAAGAAAGGATTAGTTGGAATTGAATATTGAAAGCGCGTTCCGTAACCTCAGCGATTACTTGCTCAGAGCCCACGGGATAATCTCGGAGAGCCATACGAGCAGCCCATTCAGAGATTTCTCCAAGCTCACCCCTCATCGGCTCATCTTCGATATTGAAGTTTTTCATATCCTCGCAGACGGGAGGATGGCAGGGAATGATAAAGGTTTCGTTTTTAGGAGACATAAGGCCACTCGTTTAGGTGATTGAATTCGTTGTCTAGGTCTAGCACTTCAATAGCCTCTTCTACTTCAGTAGCACTATGCCCATCCCAGAACATATCTAGAATGAGAAGATGATGCAGGTCAATGTCGATGCCTAGCTTTTGGCAGATGCGTTGAAACTCAGAGAGCTTCATTTCGAGAAATATTTTGTCCATGTCTTATCCTTTGTGGAGAGAATCGAATTCTTCTAGTTTGTCGCGGAAGTGAATGCCAAGCCATGCACGGGCAGCTTCGGCCATTTCTTTGTGATGTGCTGCCATCAGCCAGCCAAGGACGAAGGGGTAGAATTGGCTCATGTCGCCAAAGGTTCCCTCTTGGTCTGTTGCGAGAGTGATAAGACGATTATCCAACTCTTGCGGGTTGGGCTCATGGTCTTCGATGTACTTGATCTCGTTCTTGTTCATGCGTCTATTGTATCAGGTTGGAGAGGGGGTTGCAAGGGAAAAACCTTATTTCTAGATGACGCAACCTATGTACGCGCCTAGGGTTAGGGCGATCTCATCTTGAGTTTGGTCAGTCCAGATCTTTTCTAGCTGGTTGAGGACCATTATCACCTCTTCATTGTAGAGGGTGCGATGGTGTGCCTCATGGTTGAAATCCCAGTCGAAGCCCCTAGCCTCATGCGCTGCTGTGAATAGCTTAGAGATGGTTAGCTCTTGTGCGATGGTGATGTCTGTCGGATCTTCTTGTTGTCTCATATACCTATAAGGGGCAAAACTCAGCAAAACGAAGGTGAATTCTGCTATTTGTTTTCATCCTCAAGTGCCTATCACGCCCCAACTTAGGGAGGTTCGCGCCGCCCCGAAATCACGAATTTGCAATAGAAAGGTGGGGAGATCAGTTCAATCCTAGGACCTCTTCGCTAAAGGCGAACGGGTACTCTTGAACTGCTCCCCACCAAATTATCAAAGAGGAAAGACGGAGAGAAAGGAGCAGGACTAAATGTATTACCTGCAAGCTACCATATTACTAGTTATGTCGCAACACGCTCCATACCTCACGGGATTCCGCTCTGGGTTTTGGTTACGCTGCACTAGAGAGCAATAAAACTCTTATTATGCGACCCGCAACAGATTGCCACCTGTTGCCTCTCCGAATTTCCAACCCCCATCCCCCTAGCTTCTCATAGACCAGTAACTGGTTATCACTTGGGAGGATGGGACGCTCTGAGCCTAATGTTGTTTATACTCGCTCAGACGAGTCTCACCTGTTATGCGGTAAGATACCTGTGGTTGCCTTTAGCAACGAATTGCCGCGAGTTGCGGTAGTTGCGGTTCCAAGAGGACTTGGCACCAGAGAGGGAGCCTGTGTAGCTGTTGCTACGGGTGGAGAGATCGAAGATGGTGTAGACAGCGGTGCTGTTACTGCCGACTCGGACCATGACCGCGTTCTGGTTGGAACGCACGATTTGGGTAATGCCGTTTAGCATTGTTTCCTTTGGTAAGGGGGTGAATGATGAGGAACCATTATAACATAGTCCCCCATGAAAATCAAGCGTAAAGTGCGGAAGAAACAGTTTCTTTCGTAACTTCATCGCCATTTGCGATGGCCCAAGTGAATTGAGCAAGGGAAGCGCGAAGCTCTGCCTTGCGAGCCTTGGCTGTTGAGATGACCTCTTCGGCCTCGTCTATCTGACCCTGAACCTTCACGATCCGTGCTTGGGCCTTGGCGATGCGAGCCTCGAAATTCTGAGGACCCTTTGAGAATCCTTTACGAGCCATAAGCTCGGCCTTCTCGACTTCCTTGATCTCCGCGAGGAGAGGAGCGAGAAGCGGGTTAGTGGCTGCCTCGGATTCAGCAGCCTTGGCTTGGAGCTTGTCCAGCCTGGACTGAGCATCTGCGATCAGTTGCTCGGGAGTCCTCCGTGTTCTTGTAGATTTTTCCATGGAGGTATTATACCATATTGTGGGCGTGGATCAAGTGGGAGCAAGGATTTCTTTTCTTTTTATTTCGGTTGTAAGTGCTTGTGGTTCCAGCAGTTATGGGCGTTCGCGGCGCGGCCCCTTTGGGCATTCCTATTTTACATCGTCGCCCACTCGGGGTGAAGCCCAGGATAGCCAAAGGAGATATCCCGCTCGATCCCAAGACCGAACCCAACATCGACAGCCTCAAGCTCAGAGAGGGAGAAATACCCCCACTCGCTCTCGAAACCGTGAACCAAACCCATGAACAGCCAGTCCCCATCCTCTTGCTCTTCACCTTCTGCGACGAGCCATGTCCAGTCCCCCATGGGGTTGAAGAATTTGCAGACAAAGACTTTATCCTCGCACTTGATATCTTCGGTTGAGTAGAGAGAGGGAAGGATTGCTTTGATTTCGTCTGTGAGTAGTTTCATGAGAGGTGCGCGAGAGTGTAGAAGGCGAAGCAGACCCAAACGGTCCCGAGTGTGAGGAAGAGGTAGAGCGCAACAGTATGCGCGGTGTCTGAGGGGGAGTTATTCATTGTCTTTGTCGTTCCAGAAGTTTGACCAGATCTCGCGCTCATCCTGAGCCTTGGCCTCGTCAAGGAGTTGCTGATACCAGTCATCGTGATCCTGACTGGTAAGCTCTTGCTTGTCTGCTACGGCCTCAAGGATGGCTTGCTGCTCCTGGGTGTCTTCGATCATGTCTCCGAGAATCTCGTTCCATTCCATGCTGTGCTTGATCATGTGTCTATTATATCAAGTGAGGAGGCTAGGGTCAAGAGATTTCCCGAGAAACTTCTCACGGGCACCATTGGTGTAGCGAAGCTCGTAGCAGTCCCACTCCTCCATGATGTTAGTGATGGGGAGACCATAGTTCACGCGACCGTTGAAGTGGATAGTCTCGCCGTCCTCCACGACACGGACAGCACATTGTCCATCGTCAAGAGTGGGGGCACCTTGGGAGATGATGAGGTGGCGATTGTTCATGTTAGCGGGGGGAGAAGTAGCAGGCAGGGCAGAGGTAGAAGGGAGTGCTACCGATTTGGATAGCGTGAGAGGAGAGGACGCGCCAATCGCATTGGTCGCATCTGGTGTATGTCGTATCGCTCATGCCCCTATTATACCAACACCACACACCCCATGCAAGCACATTCTTTGTTTATTTGTGCTCCTAACCTCTTGCGGCTCCAAGACTTACGGACCTTCGGGCCGCCCCCCGTTTTGGGTCATCCTATTCTTCAGACTTTTCGTGGCTAGTGAATGTCGCGGAATTCCTCGATCAAGAAGCGGGCCGTGGGGTAGAGGATTAGCAGCCAAGCCGTGACTTCGCCAATCCACTTGCGACGAGAGAGGAGCCACATGGCGAAGGCTCCGAGCAGGAGCCATGCAAGGAACCCAAAGAGGTAGAGCATATGCGGGGAGAGTGTAGACTGTCCGCAAGCCTCGCAGAAGGTATAAGCGTTGTCGTTCATGCTTGTAGCGTAACAGGTTGGGAGGGGGATGTAAAGCGTTTTCTGAGTTTTCTCACATTACCTAGCCAGTTATGATTCAACCCGTTAGGGTCATTGTCCGCACCAATAGGGCAGTACCGCTTTGCGAGGAACACAAGGTACTCACCCTTGCGCCCACCCTTCACCCAGCGATCATAATTCTTTTGCACAGTAGCAGCACACCACCCAGCCTGTGAGCGGTAGGTGTTAGGGCAACGCTTGTGCAGTATACCATACTCACGCCCAGCCCTACCATTCTCAGCGTAGCGTATGGCTGCCACTATGGGGGTGAGCTTGGTGCGTAGCGCGGGGCGTATGTTGACCACGATAGCATCATCAAACTGAGCAGCACACGCCTTGCCATCCTTGGCTAGTATGGCATCATGGGGGGACTGAGCGAGGACACATAGGAGGAGGAGGGTGTTCATATACCTATAAGGGGCAAAACTCGACCAACCGAAGGTGAATTCCATGATTTATATTGGGTCATCCTAGCAATGGGTGTTCCTAGAAGAATATTTGCAAGCCGCCTAGACACGACTATTTTGCCCAATTGCAATGTTTGGCAGAAAACTTCGTCCCACGGTAGGATTCCTCATTTCGCCCCCGAACCGTATATGGAACATCTATCTCATATAAAAGGGACTCCTAAAAAAAACAAAAAAAAAGTTGGGACTCCTAACCTATTCTGAATAGTAGGACTCCTATATAATTGTATGGAGTTTGGAAATATTTTAGCCCGTTATAAGGACTTTGGAACCCCTATAACTGAATATGAACCCTGCTATTACCGGCTTAAGTTAACGGGGAAAATGCAGGAAGAATGTTATGCAACTGGTGAAGACGGGTCAGGGCCTCTTTCTTGTAGTTTTTCCCTTACTAATCTTACTCTCGAACAGGAATGTAAGTGTTCACCCATGACTTGTGGGTTAGGAGCTTCCGAAGATGGTAAAGCTAATATTAGTACTACTCTTCCAGGTCAATCTCATAGGTTTACTGTGTGCGTAGTTTTTCAAGTTGGTCCTTGTACTGAAAAGTGTGTTGGGTATAAAAAGGAACGCATGGGTGCTTTTAAGACTGGACCTACTGATGGATCATGTAGTGTTGGCCTTAGTTTAGCTAACCAAGGATGTGAAAACAGGCTTTTATCCGGGGTAGAAAGCCACTGGCAAGGTTTAGGTTTAATGCAGTGTCCCCCTATATCTATATAATTATATGACATTCGGAAAAGTAACAAAACAATTAGGCCCCCAACCATGGGGGCGCATGGCAGGATGGTATGACCCTAATACCATAAAGTACCCACCAGGAGTAGCGTGTATCTTAACTGGTGATGAACTGATTAATGCAGAGAATTGGCTGGATGATAATACTGGAAACCAATCCAGTTTATCAACAACTGTTGGGGAAATGAAAACTATAATTGGTATTTTTTATCCTCAGTTTTATGAAGGGGGGAGGGGGAATTGGACTGAAACAGAAATTAGAGAAGCATTAACTAATGATTTAGAAGAAGCTATATATAATTTTTCCGATGGAAATACGAAACTAGTTGGGCCAAATGGTGGTCAGGTAATGATTTTCGAGACTCCCCTCGGTGGATTTGTAAATGATCTTCCATGCGTTCCTAATATTGAACTAGATGAAAACGGCTGGATGTCCCCATGTAACGGTGATTGGTTGCTCCAAGGCCCGAATTGGTGGCAGGTAGGCTGGGGGTGTAGAACTGTGGCGGAATTAGCTATGAATGAGATGTGTCCTGAGTGTGATATAAAAGCGACTTTAATTTTAGGGTGTCCAAGAGGTAACCCGAATAGCTCGGCATATTGGGGGGCCTCACAACCTCCTGGACAGGTCCACCCTCTCGCAGGTCGTGGACAGTATGCTACTAACAACTGGACATGGACCGATGGGATGGTGGGTTGGAACTACCCGATTACTCAATCTTCATGTCACGGCGCACACGAACTCCTCAACGATCCTGGAGGCTACATCCATGAAGATAGTATAGAATTAATAAAAAATGGAAGAGTAAAAAGGGTTATGCTACATGAGATTATGCATACTCTTAATTGGGGCCATACTAATAAACCTGAGTTAGCGAACACATGGTGTCCTTTTGATTTTGGACTGCATGGGCCTAGGCCTCCTTGCGATGACGGTAACGATACAGATGTCAATTATGGGGGGGTGGATAACTTATGTCTTATGGCCCTGGGAGGGGGATGTAATAACCCTTATAATGTGTTTGAGATGCATCCAACTGCCTCAACAAAGTATCTTAGAGGGGTGCACTCCCAGGGGGTTGACGGAATATGGTTGCCAGATAGTGCTGTCATAAGTCTTGATCCCTCTGTAGGAGAAACTCATACTATTAGATTGTATGCACATGATACTCCAACAACGGTAAAAGAAGATAACCACAACCAACCAACATTACAAACGGTCGCAGGCACGGCAGGCGGTGGTCCTAGCACGACTCTTTTAGCGAACATTAACACGTTTGAGACCATTTGGGTCGTAGCGGACGTATCAATCTTTGAGGGGCTCGATATCCCAGCGGGTGTCTACGCAAGACTCACCAACTCGGAGGGGGCGACCGAGGTTGTGCAAGTGTCGGCCTACGGAGTGGTGCAAAGTTCTCCCTTGGTGGAGTGGGTGCTCGTAATACGCGGCAGTACGCCGATAACGGCTTTGAGCGGTGATACGCTCCAGATCATACACAGCGGGTCTGGCGGCACACCTGCGATCTCAACAGGAGAAGGGCATATTCCATATTTGATAAAGATAAAAAGACCTCTAAGTTTGGAGCATTGTGGGTCGGATCCGTATTGTTTGGCTGATCACGACTTATTCATTAGTTATAGAAGGGTGGCTTGGTATAGTCCGAAATCGAATTGGAATATCTTTGGGGGTCCAGATATCCTCCACTGGGACGAGGGAGGATACCAGAATGGTGCTATGATCATAGATTGGGGTCCTATGGTTGACCATGGTGGTGGAGGTGTTGGGGCATTATCGTTATACAAATATGATGCAGCAGATGTGAGAGGACCAAACGATGAACCTAACCAAACCCTACTCGCTTACATGGCAGAGGATGGGAGCCCGAACTCCACCACTACGGGCATTGTCCAGTGGCCCAGACTACAGATAAGAATTATAGAAAATGAGGGAAATAACCCTCCAGCGCACTGGGATCAGAATGACCCACAAGCATATTCTGGGCAAGGACCCTCCTCTATAGTTGTAGAAATAAAGGCACCAACCATAGGAAATTAATTATTACATTTCCTATTTTGAATAATGGGGCTCCTATATAATTATATGAGCGTATTTGGAACAACAACTACAGGTGGACAGTTTGGAGAGACTAGATCTACACCACCCCCAGAAGACTCGACTTGCTGGAAAATTGAGGGAGTAAGAGGAACATACTTTCAAGTGAAGCTATATGGTTCCACTAATGGAGTGCAAAATAGAAATTCCGATGCTTGGTTATATGTAGATGGTGAGTTCTTTGCGGAATGTGTGTGTGAACCAGGAAGCGACCCTCCCGAGGGGTGTGGCTCCTTCCCATGGCCCGAAATAACATATGAGCCTGGAGATGATGGATCCAAGGGTGGAATAAAACGAGAGTTTGAAATTATTTTCAAGTGTACAAAATTATATGAGCCTTGTACTGTTTTGGATGAGTCTTCATTTGGTGGGTATGGGGGTGGATCAACTAGTCGTGAATCGGATAAGTGTACGGATAGTGCTTCTTGCTCTTTTAGTACTCGAACCATGATAGACGCGGGGGGATGGACGGAGCCGCCTACAGGTGGGAATCAGGATGGTGATTTTTGTTCATCTGAGCCCTCGTCCATGCTTGACCATCCATCGAACGATTGTAGTAGAGCCCTCCTACAACTGTTCCTAAGCTTTACGCCCGATGATGTAGAAGATTGTGATTTAACGATTGATTGTAATTAGATGGTTTTTGGAGACGTAACTACTACTACAGGAGGTCACCAAACGTTTGGAGAAACAGTTGCTAAACGCCCCAATGGTCCTACAACCACAGCATCTGGAAATGGAGGCACAACCTCAGGAAATGGAACTCCTTATAATAGAGAAGATAGAAAATACTGCTATTATAAGGTAAAAATGGAAGGGTATTTCGAGGAAACTTGTGTACAGGTTCCTACGGGCACAGTTGCGGTATATCCTTTTCTTTTGCCTACTGATATCGCTATAACAGGTACAGGTTTATCATGTTCATTCGTATTACAGAATATAAAAGTTCTTGAGACTTGTAGATGTGTACCAGAAGGTACTATAAATTGCAATGAATACGCAGATGATGCTGGTATATTTTTGGGTGATCAGTTTTTAAATATAGAGGATCCACCAGAAACATTTCCTCGGGTGTATAAATTTACGTGGTGTGCAGCCTATCAATTAGACATCTGTTTAGATCCGTATGATTGTGAGGGAACTAAGTTTACTACTATTAATGAAATTAAACTAGGTCCATTCGGAGGAGATGCTGGCAGTTGCAGGTCACCTGGCGGATCTTTTTCTTCTAGTCTTGATTTTTGGTATGGTGGAGAAGCAGATTCCTTCAAGTGTGAGAATAGGCTAATGGGGGCTTTAGGACAGTATTGGGATAAAAATATTAAATGTCCTATTTTGAAATAAGGTAAGACTATATAATAATGGGGGTAAACTTTGAGAAAGTTTATACTAGTATCGCTATTATTAACATCTTGTGCAACTGCGGATAACTTTGCAGATATCATTATGCCAGATGAGTTTGGTATAGGAAATTCTTTCCTTAATGGAAGTTATCACGGCAGAGGACAGGGTATGATAATTCCTAATGACCATGGAAGAAGTCCTGTATCTGATATGAGATGGGAAGAAGGTGGAGATATAGATGGAAATATAACCTCTGCTTGGTTTGTTTGGAGACTTCCTAGTTTTGGTGATAAAGATGTATCCGTTAGAAAAATTAGAGAAAACTATGCATATGATACTTATAAAGAGCCAGAGGGTTCCATCATTTCAGTTGATGTAGATCCTGAAACTGGTTCTAGATCTTATAGATTTGGGGCTGGATTTTATGGGTCTATGCTAACTCTTTTAACTTTGATAGGATTAGGGGCGGCTAAACTTAAAGGAGTATTTGGAGGAGGTAGTTCGACTAGTTCTACTGATCCTCCCTCGGTAGAATGAAAAGATTTTTAGCATTTTTACTGCTACCCTTTCTGCTTACATCAGGTGGAAATTCTCTTGCCCCACCTGCAAATGATGTTTGGTTTGAATATCATATAGAACCTACCCAATACTGGCCTGTACCAAATTCTTCTCCTCACTTTACTACTGCGTGGTATGAAGAAATAACGCTTCCTTACTATTATTATCCTAATGGTACTATAAGAGGTATTGAATTTTATATTATTCACAATACCACACATCAAATAAAATTTGAAAATGTAGGACCTAATTTATCAGGCTGGCCTACAACTTGGGATAGAGTAAACCATCAAGTTAAATTCTACATAGATGAAGGTCCTTTTATAGACAGACTTTTAGGAGTAAATTATTTTACCGAAGGGGGAGGCTCTCATACGATGTGGTGTACCTTTGATGGGACTATAGATGGACTTGGGTGCAGTGGATTTACGAGCCCTAAATCATTTAAAAAGCACTTCAGTCGTGATACCCTTACTTTGGCTGCTGCATTAGATTGGATAAACGGGCCTAGAAAACCAGGATTTACTGTAAGGGTTGAGGGGCGTACTAGGTTTTTATTTGATTGTCCTGAGGACCTATGGGTAATGCAGTTTTTAGACCATAACTCAGTTAATCTAAGAGTTAGATATATTTTAGAATAAATAATTTAGATTCCTATATATTAATATGAACCCTTATGAAAAACTATACGACTTATTGATTGAGGAAGCTCCTCCTTATTGGGGACATACAAAAGCTGACAAATCTAAAGGAGTTAAAGTAGGGGGAACAGCCGAAGCAATGAAAAAGGCTCAAGCTCGGGGCGATATTCCTAAGAAGATGAACATCTTTGCTTTAATGTGGTCAATGAAAAATAAAGGAGACAAGCCTCATTATAAGCCTGGGGTAAAGGGGAAGCTCAAAAAGAAATATAAGGATAAGTAATTATGGGTTTTGGAAATATGAATATAAAAAATAAATTTGGCTCTGCTGCTTCTATAGTACGGGCTGCCTTACCTAAAATAAGAAATACTACTTCTCGCCCAATACGAAGACCTGGAGGCGGGTGAGGGGGGAAATAGCTCTTTCAGTTGAAAGAATAAATTATGGTAAATGTACTCCCTGGCCCCTATGTATGTATTGAACTTTCTTCAGAGCTTATGCTTACGATTTCGTTATCAATTGAGCAAACAATCACTCAGATGACTACGGTTAGCTTTAGGATATTGGGGGGTATTAGTATTGATGGAATAAGTAGGAGACGATGCATCCCGCACTATTCAGCAGAAACCCTGCAGCTCAACCTAGACGAGGGCTGTGCCGCTCAAATGAATCAAAAATATACGGCTCTATCAATGGGAGGAAATCCCCCCATGCTCTTTGACGAGGCTGCAGGGGGATTTGTAATGGCGGGTCGTTTATTTACTAAGTCTGCCCCTAAGACCTTTAATAGATGGAAGAGTTTGGGAATACCTACTATAGGTATGTATACAGCTAGGCCTACCCACGCCCCGATGGATATTCCTGGTTCTATTGCTCTTCCTGGTTCTGCTGATCCTCCCAAGCCGCTTAAAGTTATTCGTCCCTCTCCTCTGTTTCTAGAAAGTGAGGTATCCTGGAAAAAAGTAAATTTGTGGCACGATTGGCCCGATTTTTCATCGGGGGTAGGTAACTTCCATCATATGTTTAATCTTGATATTGAGTATATTAAAAATTGTGGGCCAAAGAAATGTTATGATTGTCCAACCCCACCAGATATAGCACACTCCTGGAGTCCTAACTGTAGAAATAGAATTCTTACCCTTAGGGCTCCTATAGAGATTACTGGAACTATGCCTTTAGACGCTTGGATGCGCGATCAGGATTCGGAAACTAGACGGAATGGTTATTTAGTTTTTAATGATTATTACTGGTACATTGATAGGACTTATCCTGTACCCCAAACCAAGAAGTGGGCAGAAGGGTGGAATTTGATCGATAGCTATGTTAGGTTTGTTGGAGGTCCTTCCGAATTCACATCTCCTGTGCTGACTTCAGAAGGTCCTGCTTATGCACGGTATCCTGGTTTTGGTCAAGATATTTTTGAGGGGGACAGGCAAAATGATGTTTCCCAAGGACTACACCAAATAAAACTTAGACTTAAAGAGCTATTGCAAAATGCAGTCACCACATTCGAAGGTGGTCTACCCAGTGAAAACCCCGACATATTTTGTGGGGGTCTGAATTTAACTGATGCTAATATAAATCAAATCCTGGCGGACTTTGCTAAACAATGGAAAGAGCAATCTATCGCTAATGATATTTTCAACCAAGAACCCCCTCCAATAGGGGGGGGGAATGCCCCAGTCATCAGGGGTTTCTACCCATGACTATAGGGAGTATATAAATTATGAGCTTTGGAGACGTAACTACTACTACTACAGGAAGTCCTCACCAACAAACAGTTGCTAAACGCCCATTTGAGCCTTCAGGCCCAGGCACCTATGCATCTGGCCCTCCACCCGTTTCAGGTCCTCCTACCGAAGCATCCACCCCTCCACCCGTTTCAGGCCCTCCAACAATCCCAGGACCATGGTTATGTGTTGAAACCGCTTCAGAGCTTATGCTTATAATTTCGTTATCAATTGAGCAAACAGTCAATTGGGGGCATAGTGGGGCTGGTGACGTGGTTAGCTTTGGGATCTTCGGGGAGATTGATATAACTGGAAAGAGTAAGCGAACATGTATGCCGAAAGAGGCTGCGGAAGCCATGGTAGCAGCAGGACAAGGCTGTACCTCTGTAATGGATCAAGAATATACGTCTGTGTCAATGGGAGCCGATCCGCCCGAGCTTGTCCCCTTTATAGGAGGATCCTCTGCAAGGCTGGGTCCTTTCTTTGTTAGTAAGGTCTTCGGAAAACCATTTACTAGGTATACTTACCCCTTTGAAAAGATAAAGGTCTACAAGATGCTTCGAAGGCCTCTAGGTGTAACCACTCAGCACTGGCCCGATCCAGAGCCCGTCATCCCTCCAATAGGGCAGATACCATGGGAGGACTGGTTCAGGCTGAATTTCCAAGGCCCTGGACGCTTGTGGTGGGATAAGACAAGAATGGTTGTCTATCATTCGTATGGGCGTCCGTTTATCAAAAGAGGTGTATCCTGGGAAAAAGTAAATTTGTGGGACAATTGGAGGGGTCTTTTAGGGATGACAGGCACCTTCAATCATAATTTTGATCTTAAGCTTGGATATTTTAAAACTTGTGGACCGAAGATATGTTTTGAGTGTGCTGCCCCTGACGGTACAACAACAACCGCTGCAGGCAATATATGTATGGATAAACAAATGAAACTTCTGGTTCCTATAAATATTACTGGAACTATGGGGATGGGGCGTTGGCTGAGTGATCAGGATTCTGATACTAGACGGAATGGTTATTTAGTTTTTAATGATCCTTACTGGTACAGTGGGCGGGCTTATCCCTCGGACGCGGAGCGTCCAATTGATCTGCCGCACTTCACTGAGGGGTATGGAAGTACTGCAGCCACAAATCCTTTGGTGGCTTCAGAAGGTCCAGGTTATGCACGGTATCCTGGTTTTGGTGCTGATATTTTTGAGGGGAATAGGCAAAATGATGTTTCCCAAGGACTACACCAAATAAAACTTGAACTTCAAAAGGCATTACAAGATGCCACATCGGGATGGATAGGAGGATTTCCCGTACCCATAGCATTAGACACAGACATATTTTGTGGAGACATGAGTTTAACTGATGCTAATATAGATCAAATCCTAGCAGACTTTGCTAGACAATGGAAAGGGCAATCTATCGCTACTGATAAAGCTCTTCTAGGCCCGTATTAGCCTCCACCATGAGGTAATGTCCCAGGTGTCTCGGAAGGATATTAATAGTTACTATAAAAGAGAAACAGTAATTATTATCTAAATAATTAAGGAAACAGCACTAAATATACTTAGAGAATACCTCTCTCTATTATCTTAAGGAAAAATAAATATGGCTCGATTAACTAGAACACTAGGTAGAAATACAAACACAATGCCTTTCTCGGTATTAATTCCACAGAAATGGTGGACAAGAGACGCGGATCAACCTGGGTCAGGAGCCCTGTTCACTACTGGATGTTTTGCCCATGAACAACTACAATCAGTTCTTTCGGCACATATGATTTGTATAAATGGTTATTGCTCCGGGGGTTGGAACCTTTATCTGAAGTTTTGCTCCGAACAAGATTGTTACGAAGATCCTCAAAAGGAAAATCTTAATGGAGAAGATAGTTTTTCATCTAGTGGAGAGGGAGACTCCAGTATTATTATGGTAGGTGTACGAGGGGGTCTTCAGGAGGCTCAATACTATAAAGGTTCAATAAAATTAACCCATACTTATCATGTCGGTCCTTGCCGGGGTCTTGCTTGTTCGGGGGCGGATTGGATTCCTCCTAATCCTAATAACTACTGTGGGGATAAATATTATTCACCAAGAAGTCCGTCAATTTATACAAACGGCAGCTTCGCGGGGGTTCCTTTAGGAGAAATAGCAGATTCCACCATTTTTAATGCTCCTGCCTGCTTGCCTATTGGTGATGGAACAAAAGTATGTGCAGGAAGTAAATTTACTGACTGGTTAGATATTTTTGAGTTACTTGAATCTAACCCGCTTTTTGTTGACCAAGGAAGTGTTGGACCTATAACAGCTTTGCATGAGATGTACAATTTCCACATGGGGCAGTGGGCAATCTTTGGTGGTTCGCAGACTGGCGGGTTCGATTCCTGGAATTGGCTGTGCCCACCTCCTCGCCAAACTGGTGATGAGTGCATAGATGATTGGAGAAAAGGTTGGATCAACGAATCAACACGCTTAAATAGTTGTTGTTAATGTAAGGTGCATTTATATGGCCGCACCACAAAATTGGAGTGATACCCCCCATCCTTATGTCGGAGTTCCCAAACAGTACCCACTTGATTTAACAGAAAAATCTTGGTTTGGGTTACCTTGGTATCATTTTAGGTGTGATTGGGAATTAACTGGCCCAGGTCATGAACATAATCTTTATGATGTTACAGGGGGTCCTGCTCAAATTAATGATAGGGTTGTAAGATGGAGTAACGCTTACGGAGGGGGGGTAGGTGATGCTGTAGTACACCCTGGTTCGACTTACTATGGGGACGAGGCTGCACCTAGACTTGTTGAGATCATTATTGAAGGACAACCTTTCAAAGCTTTATCCTTTACTGGAAAAGAATATCTTGGCATTGAAGGTGCGGAAGTCATTACTAAGTATGATCTGTCAGACGGCCCCTTATTTGCAACTTGTGGAACTTTATACCAAGATAAATCTTATGCAGGGCCTGGAAGCAGAGCAGGAGCCTCCTTCCTTTTTGTAGTATCGGCTGATACGTCTATGAGAAATGGCTATCATTATAACTATTCTCAAGGTGTGAGCCCTTATAGTGCTCTTCTTTATGGTAGACACCCTCAATTAAATTGGCCTCCATACGGAAAGGATTTTTGGACATTTTGCTCGAATAATCCATGGTCTCCTTGGTGTCCTAATGGAGGGGCACAACCTGATATTCCTTCGGGAGAACACGGTTGGAATGGTCCTGAAGACGATGGTATTGAATTCTGGTACGCTGCAGGGACACCAAATAATCTTCCTTCCAATCCGCAGACTTGGGGGAATGGAGGAGGGCCTACTACTATGATGAAGTTTGGACCTCAAGGATGGCATGTTTGCCGTGGATCAGGAATTCAGTGGCCTTCACCTTATATTCCTACTAGGGAAGAAAACAATATTGGATATATTGAAGCGAAACGCGGCGGCTCTGATGGAGGTTTTTTAAATGTTCCAAGTTATTCAATTTGGGGATTCCCCAATTACTGGCCTGATCAGCAATCAACTCCAAAGACAGGACTCCAAGCTATTTTATTAGAGTTTGTAAACGAAGATATAACAGGGCCTTCTCATTCGGATCTTCCTACTAATTGGCCTGAGCTTCTACAGGCGTATGATGGCCCTACTGTAAATGTTTACGGTATTAGTAAGGACTGGTTACCTAGAGCAGCGAACGACCCTCCTCAAGGGTGTCCTGGTTTTGGATCAGGAGAAGAGCAAATGCTTAAACCTGTTTACACTAACAAAGAAATTTGTGTATCCCCTGAAGCGAGAACAAATCCCCAAATTCCTGCTCATTACTTTGACCTAATGAAATACCCGCATAGTTATCCCGCTATGAAAAACAAAACTTTGTGGTATAAGAAAGTTCTCTACCTTGGAGGATTACCTGCTGTTGCACTTACAAGTGAGCCTGCTGGAACAGATGGTAAATATGGTCACGGATTTAAAGGCTATATTTTTGAGATATTAATGCTTGAAGGGGTTCTTAATACTTCGGATAAAAGGATTCTTTTTAATACTCTAAAAGCTAAATATAATAAGGGGTTAGGATAATGTTTATTGAGGACAATAAAAGAAAAAATAAACCAGAAGGGACTTTTACTGATCCTGATAAACACGCACCGAAGGTTATTTATAAAGGTCCTTTAATTCCTGATGTGGCATATGAGCAGATAACAGGAAATACCCCGACCTCCTTGGACTCCCTGTGGGTTGAGGTCTACGGGGATCCTGATAAAGATTTAGGAGCTAAGAGATAATTTATGTCTTATGGGGTAACTAATTCCTCTCCCACCTCTTTAGCTACCTGCTTAGATCCTATGTTTGGGAGTACTACAGTATTTGTAAACGATGGGGGAGTATCGAAGATTCGAGTAAATACTACGGTTACAGGAGGACAAATTACAGGTCCTGGAAGTGCGTATGTAAATTGTGAAGATCAGCCCGTATCTGTAGCTGGAGATGCTATAACGGCGCACCCCCCCTGTCCTCTCCCCCCTACTCATTGTGCTGCATTTACCACAGGAAGTTCTGATGTTTTTACCGGGGGGATTTATCCTCCCGCTGGATCTCTTGGAAGTGGTGCAAGCCCTGGACAGCCTATATTACCTCAACTTGTAGTTACTGGATTTACTGTGCAGCTTCCCGCTATTCCTGCCGTACCTCCAAATCAATATATTTTCTATGTACCTTCACCTCTAATTGCGTGGCCTGGGCCTACAGTGTTCAATTACTCTATTCAAAATCAGGGGGTATCGCATACAGGGCCATTTAAAATTGGTTTATATGAGGTTTTAGGGCTTGAAGTGGATTATCCTCCTTTATCGCCATTACCCTCCTTTATTACTATTACGGAAGAAACTCCTCTTACCTTTCCTAACATTGTACCTATTGAAACTAGAATTATTAATAATCTTGCCCCTGATCAATCTAGTTCTGATACTTGGAGCATAGAATTAGGAAACCCGTTTTCGATTATTCCCGTGCTTAAAAATAGGTACTATATATTAGCCGTTGATATTTTACTCCAAGTTGTGGAGCCTATAGATTATGATAATTCATCCCCAGTAGTTGCTATTAGTTGCCTACGGGTTACATAGTTATGAACTTAAAAAGATATATGCTACCTAGGGTAGCGCACTGCTGAAAGGGGGCTTATCTCTCTAGTTAGAGGGGCTTAAGCATTGAAAAGAAAGAATAAGGGATATAAAAACAAAGACCCTAGATACTTTGAGAAGGTTAACTTTCTTAAAAAGCAAATCAAGCGTTTATTTGTTCGAGAGAGCAAACGAAAACATGGAAAAAAATTAATATGAATTGGCAAGATAAAATTTATGAGAGTTTGGTAGAGGCAGAAAGGACAGGTAAAGGCCATCAGTTTTCCAAACAAAAAACAAAGTCAGGAATGAAACTTAGAGGTTTTCACGATCCTAGGGCAATGCAAGCTAAGAAAACCTCAGCAGAAAACAGATCTTGGAAGGACCCTGAAGGGGTAACTGGAAGAGGAGCAAGACGGACAATTACTGCGAGGAAACCTTCTACTAAATATCACGGTAGGGGATTCTTGAAAAGGTGATTACTAATTAGGAATAGGTTGGAACCCATAGATCAAGTTTGAAGTAGCGGTACGCTTTTCGTGCTTGGAACTTCGCAGAACTCCTCCTATTTTTTAGGGGGAGTTTTTTATGTTCCAATAGTTCACCCACAGCCCTTACAGAACCCTAATTCATAACCTGCTCGGTCACAAGCCGACTTCAGCGCAGCATCGGTTGAACCCGCCCCGGTGCCCGCAACGTAGGTTCCGCTAACCCTAAAAGGTACTTGGCTCGCGGCACCATCTTCTTTTTCGCATTTACAGGCAGCGTTATATTGTATTGATGGCAGGGCTCCAGGATACTCTATCGTGACCCAAGCACATGGTTCGCAACACACTTCAGAGAAAGATGCAAAGAACCGAAATCTTCCCTCCTCTACACTTCCTTCTGTAATTCCCCCTTCTGCATCCATGGGATTATCGGTGTAACCATTACCATTGGGGTCCACAGGCCATAGAAAATCTATATTAAGACAACAGCAATCAAGAGAAGCTTCGCCTACAGCGAAAAAATTTGTTTCGGAAGTAAGGGGGTCTTTTTTAATATAAACTAATATCTCACATTTTTTTATTTGATAACACTGATACTCGGTATATTGTTGTCCTTCAGCTTCTTTAGGGCTCCCTCCTAAAGATTCTACGGTGTACACTGTTCCAAAATTCATAAATTACCCTCCATAGTATATAGAAAAAAAATAGGAAAAGTTAGCATTCTTTTGTTTAAATAACTATCTATAATAGAAAAAGGAGTTGCTGGTATAGGACTCCTTCCCCCCTTGTCGAAAGAAAGGAGACATATTATGGGAAATTTTTATTGGACTAATTTTGAGTCTATTTGGAGCCACTTTGATACGGTTCTAAACGATTGGGATAGTATGGTGATTCAACCTAAGAAGCAATTGTCGCTTCTCCCAAACTACCCCCACACTGATTGCTGGATTGATAATGAAGGCAATAACTTGTATTTAAGATTTGCTCTCGCAGGTTATGCAAAAGAGAGCCTTAAAGTAAGCGCAAGTAAAAATATATTGCGCGTTGCAGCTAATGGAGAGAAGGAAGAAGGTGTAAAATTTGTACACCAGGGCATCAGTAAAAAAGATGTGGATTTCTCTCTCAATATTGATGAGGTTTTTGATTTGAAAGAAACTGATATTGATTTTACTCAGGGGCTCTTAACAATAAGAATTCCAAGAGCAGCAGAAGCGCAAATATTTGAAATTAAACTTCCTTCGGAAGCTGTTGTTCCTTCTGAAGTACTTGAAGAAGAAGCTGAAGAAGAGATTGAAAAAAAGTAAGTTTAAACCTAACTCCTTAAATATATAAGCTGGTTGTTATTACAGCAACCAGCTTATTTTATACTGCTGTGGCAGGTAAATGTTTATTGAATAGAGCTAAAAATGCAGCCCTGTTTTTGTGCCAAGAATCTCTTCCAGTAAGTTCTCCTCTCGATTCGTGGCGTATCTGGATGGGAAGAGTGTAATTTTTAAGTTTTTTAAGATAAGTTTGAAATGTATAGAAGATATCATAAAAATCCCAGTCTCCTTCAAAGGTTTTAGGTTTAGTTAGCTGAATCTGGCGTAAAGTTTTTACTGATGCTGCTAAGAAAATGCCATCCATTACAACAACTTGTCCAAATTTGCCGTAAAATGAGGAATCCATAGTGGTTACATCATCTCCATGGAAGGCAAACCCGCTATGCGCTCCCTGCTGCCATAATTTTAAGTCCCACCATACCGCGCTTTGTGAAAACATCCTAGTTCCAGCCACGCCAACGAAACCTGTTTCTTCTTTTGTGAGTTTTTCTTTGAGAAGAGTAGTAAATACAATAGGCTCTGTAAGAATTTCAATATCATCATGGCAGAAAATGATGATATCATCTAAATTAGCATTTAGATTTTCAACTCCCTCGGAGTAGGCAGAAAAAATAGAACCTTTATTTATTAAAAGTTTTGACTCAATATTGCATCGTTTAAAGTACTCTAATAGAGCAGCAGTAGTTTTAGTAGGAGTATCATCTCGGGTGCAAGTTAAGGAATAAATATTCATGGAAAATAATATATTAGAAGAATTTAAAAAATGTAAAAAAGACCCGCAATACTTTATGTGTAATTATGTACACGTTACACATCCTGTACGAGGGTTGGTCCCCTTTAGATTATACCCATTTCAGGAGATGATTGTTGGAGAACTTCAAAAAAATAGATTTAATATCCTCCGAAAATTTAGACAGGCAGGATGTACAACGATTGCTTCGGCCTACTCTTTGTGGCTGGCTATTTTTCACAAACACCAAGCTATAGTTATTCTTTCAAAAGGTGATACAGAAGCAACTGAAGTGTTGGATAGAATTAAAGTTATGTATGAAGAATTACCTAAGTTCTTACAACCTGGAATTTCTGAGGATAATAAGCATACCCTAAAATTAAAAAATAGATCAATTATTAAATCTCGTCCCTCAGGAAAACAATCAGGACGGTCATTAGCTGGATCTTTTCTAATTGTTGATGAGGCAGCCTTTATTGAATCTATTGATACCATCTGGGCTGCAGTTTACCCAATTATTTCTACGGGGGGCCGTGCGTTTATCTTGTCCACTGTAAATGGAGTAGGTAACTGGTTTTTTGAAACTTATATGAAAGCAGTAGAACACGCTAACGCATTTACTGCTATTGATATTAAATGGAAAACCCACCCTGAGTATCATAGAAACACTGGATACGAACATCTTTATGAGGAAATGATAAATCGAACCCCCTCACTTAATGTTGATGAGTGGGAAAAAATTACTAAGGCAAATATGCCTAGAAAACAATGGCTTCAAGAATATGAATGTGAGTTTTTGGGTACAGGAGATACTTTTGTTGATGGTATTATTCTTTCTCACTTGGCCGAAAATGTATCTTCTGATTATTATATTAAATATAATAATAGAATGCGCGTGTGGAAAGATCCTGAACCCTACTATGAGTATATCATTGGAGTAGATACTGCTTTAGGACGAGATAGAGATTACTCCGCATTTCAAGTAGTAAATTTATACAACGGAGAGGTAGTAGCCGAATTCTATAGCAATAAAACCACCGTCGATGAGTTCTCCGCAATACTAAACAAGGAAGGTATTTACTATAATCTAGCTAATATGGTCGTAGAGCGAAATACTATCGGAAATCATGTGGTAGATTTGCTCTATAATAAATTAGAGTACGAGAATTTATGGCATGATGAGAAGGGGCTTGCCGGGTTTCAGATAACCGCTAAAAACAGAGACGTTATTTTATCTGAATTAGAGGAAGCGATACGAACGAATGTATTAAAAATTAACTCAGAACGTACTTTAAATGAACTAAATACTTTTGTAATAACCGCTGCTGGGAAGATAACAGCCGACAGGGGAAGACACGACGATTTAATAATGAGTTTAAGCCTAGCGAATCATATTATGAAGGATACTAGAGAGGGGTCTTTCCTTGAAATTAAAAATGAGTCTGCGTTTAAACAAGAGAATATGTATCCTATTAAAAATAATATGCCCGTAATCTCACATGGGGGACCAAAAGTAGAAGATTTAACATGGCTGATGAAGTAAAGAAACAAATAACCGAAGACGAAACCACATGGCAGGGTAATTTTTCCACAGCGGGACCTTATTTCTATCCTAGGGGAGCAATCGGACGATGGTTTGCGCGATTCTTTGCTTCTCCCGCTCAAAAAGAAGTAGCCAAAAAAATTAATGACTTCGAATCTCCAGATCAAGGAGGAGACACTAAAGTAAATAGCTCGGATGTTACCTCGGGAGATACAGGCCTAGCCTTTACCGTAAACAGAGCAACCCCAGTATTTTCCGAGATTGAAAGGTCTAGAAGAAATAGGTATCAGGAGTACGAACGAATGGATGAGTACTCTGAATGTGGGGCGGCATTTGATATTTATTCAGATGATTCTACGCAAAAAGATACACAGCATCGTAGATGGACTATTCAATCTAATAACCCTGAAGTTGTCCAAGAGGTAGAAAAGCTCTTTGAAAATATTCAGTTAGATAGAGTGTATTACGATATTGTTAGAAATATGGTAAAGTTTGGGGATTGCTTTATGGAGCTTATTCTAGATATAAATAATCCTTTAGCAGGTATTCAAAAAATTAAAATACTTAACCCTAATTATATTATTAGAGTAGAGAATGATTATGGATACTTAAAAACCTTCTTACAGCAGATCCCTGACAAGAACTCTTTAGACCCTTCTAACCCTCCTCCAGATGGTGGAATGGGGATCAAAAGTTCTAATTATATTGAATTAGATAGAAACCAAATAATTCACTTTAGGCTATTTACCTCGGATCCTAAATTTTACCCTTACGGGAAGTCGATAGCAGCTTACGGGGTACAAGTTTTTAGATCCTTACGGATGATGGAGGATGCCATGCTTATTTACCGATTAGCACGGGCTCCTGAAAGACGAATTTTTTATATTGATGTAGGAAACTTGCCTTCTAGCAAAGCTGAACTTTTTGTAGAGCGGGTAAAAGAGAAATTTAAGAAAGAAAAGTATTTCCGTGGTAATGGCATTGATAATAGATATAACCCACTAGCTGCCGACGAGGACTACTTTGTACCCATTAAAGGAAACCAAGGAACAAGAATTGAAACGCTGCCGGGAGCAACTAACCTTGGCGAAGTTACAGATGTATCCTACTTTAGGGATAAGCTTTTAGCGGCTTTAAAAGTTCCTAAGGATTATATTGTAGATCAAAAAGATAAAGCTCCTGAAAGAAAAGCAAATTTATCTGAGTTAGATGTTAAATTTGCAAGAGCAGTAGGGCGAGTACAGCAGATGTTTGAAGTAGGGTTGGAGACTGTAGCAAAAAGACACTTGGCATTAAAAAGTTATCCTATCACTTTAATTAATGCTCTTCGTATTCGACTACCTGATCCTTCCGATAGATACACGAAGCGTAGATTAGAGATTGATCAAGCTAGACTACAAATTATTCAAGGAGTCACTGCAACTCAATTATTTCCAAAAGATTACATATACAAAGAGTACTATGATATGAGTGAGGGGGAAATAAAATTAATGAAACAAAAGCTGGAGCAAGAAGCTCAAGATGCCGCCTATCAACAGCAGCAAATGAACCAAAT